ACCCTTCATAGCAAGAGCTACTATTAAGCACGAACGAAGCCGTAACAGGCTTATTGTATCTATGGGTTTTCCCCATTATATACAACAAAGTGCATTAGCAGATCCTCTTGAACCTCTATTGAAGCATAGAGAGACCCCTCTTTTCATGACCCAACACCAAAGAGTCAGGTTAAGAATGAATCTTTCAAGAGCAAGCAAAGAATTGATAGCCAACCCACTTGACTTCAAATCTTGCGAATCTCAGCAGAACCAGTTTGAGATTCAAACATCATTAGACATGTATAGAGAACTAGCTAGGAGGTCAATGCCTGCAGCTAAAGATCTAGATTACATGACTAAACTGATAAAGAAAAACATGAGGAACGGTTTTATTGATTTTGGCCAAAATCATTTCCTATACACAAAAGGGAACCCATCTGGCATAAAATTCACTCAAAACCTTAATACATGTTTCAACTTAACTACAGGACACTTAGTCGATAACCTAGTTCACGAAATGGGCTTCCCCAGCAACGTGAACAGATTAGGTTTAGGCGACGATAGTAACTCCTACAATCCATCCATATCAGGTGTGATAGCCACAAAAGACTTATACAATGTGTTAAACATCGAAGTGAACATCAAAACAGATTTCATTCCGATCGCATTCACCGAGTTTCTAAGGCTAACATATCATGATAACGGACATAGAGGCTACCCCGCAAGAATCGCAGCCTCAGTGCTTTCAGCTAACCCTTACCATACAGACCAAGACCAATCTTGGGAAAAAAGGATAGCTAGTACATGCACTCAAATAATGACATTATATTCACGAACCATAACCAAATATCCATACCACCAACTATACCGTGAATTGCAAATACTTTATAGCTTGAACGGCTTACAAAAAAGTATCAATGAAATACACGACATAGCTCACTCACCATCCACAACAGGAGGGTTCAACATTTCACCTTTACTGGAAAATGTTAACAGACGGCTAGTAGTAGAGACTACCAAACCACCGCTAGTCTTAAACGACAGCGTAGGAACAGCAATGACTTCAGCAGTAAAAAAGCTGAACGAGCAACTCAATACAAACTATAAGCCATCAAAAACATTTTTATCATCTTTAGTTTTAGATTATAAAGAAAAAATTCAGAACATAGAAGAAAAGGAACTTAGACCACCTGAGTTAATCGAAGGATTATTACAACCTTCAGAGATTACAAAAGCAATCACTGATTGCATTTACTCAGATAACACTGAGAGGTTGCCACCACAACTCTCACTAAGGAGCAAGTACTCAAGCTTACCATTTTTTACAGATCTTTTTGACCACATGAAATCACTAGATCGACAAAATGAGTTACTTGATTACCCAGAATCTTTTCAACTATACCGAGATTTTTTTGGATTATCTACGACAAATGACATGATAAAATTTCAGTATAAGATACCGACTCTAATGACACCTAGAATACACCCGGACGTAGTAAGCCACATAACAGAAAGCTTATTAAACAGGGTTATCAATAAAGAAATAAGAAATCCTTACAAATGGAACAGAAGAGGACTCTTACCTAGAATAGAACTAACCATTCTTAGAAAGCTAAGTGACTCACTTGAACCATACATGGCAG